GGCGCGGGCCCCCCGGCCGTGGCCGGGACAACCGGAGCGGCGCCGGTTGTCCCGGCCACGCACCACAGGCGGCCACGATCGCCGGGCCGACCCCATCGCAGTCCTCAGCCGGTCCCGGCGAGTGTCCAACCAGCTGTGATCACCAAGCAGCCCAACAGATCCCAGCAAGCACCCAGCAGCCCGACCGGTTCCAGCCGGTCCCGGGGGAGCCTTCAGCCGGACCCGACCGCGCCTGCAGGTCCACAGTGGACAAGCCGTCACCACCCGAACAGCCGGCAGCGACGCGGAGTACCTGGACGCGAACTGCGGCGGCCCGTTGATAGCCAAAACACACAGGCTCGGGCGCCGTAGCGGGCACCATCGCCGGGAGGCAGACGGGCACCCGCTCCCACTCAGGTAGGAGCACCCATTGCCCAAGTCACTCGGCACCCTGTTCCACTTCCTCCGCCGGAGCCGCGCCGTCTCGGATCGACTCGCCCGCGCGGACGAGCAGCTGCGCGCCGCCCGGCGCCAGCGCGCCGACGTCGCCGCCATGCGCCCGGAGACCGAGCGGATCGCCGCCATGCGCGCCGACGTCGTCGCCGCGCTCGACGCGCTCAAGGGTGGTACCCGATGAGCCGGGTGCTGGTGGTGCTCGCCGTGGTCCTCCTGCCGTTCACCCTCGCCGCTCAGTGCGGCAGCACCGCCCGGGGCAAGCCGTCGCCCACCACCGCTCACTGCGAAGAGGACCAGTCATGTTGGGACTGCACCACGATGGGCAACGGAAAATGCGACCCGAGCAGCGCAGACCTGTGAAGCGCACCGCGACCGTCGTTGCTGCTCTCGCCGGGCTCGTCGCCGTGATTGTGGTCGTCGCGCTGCTGGCGCTGTGGGCGTCCAGCTCGCTCGCCACCACGGTGCCCGGCCACGCGACCCCGGCCGTCGACGCGGCCAGCTACGTCGAGGCTCACGCACCTGTACAGCACGAGGTGGTCGTCAGCGTCACGGGCGCGCCCGGCACCGTATTCCGCGTCGTCGGCGAGGTGTTCGGCGACACCGGCCCAACCAACCTGCCGAACTCCGGCGGCGATTCGGCGCACTTCCAGACCACGAAGGCGGTCGGGCTGCTCGACCTGGTGGTGTACGTATCCGCGCCGGTCGGTGACGATGCTGCGGGTTGCGCGATCTTCTATGACGATCACCTGATCGCGCAGCCCGAGCGAGTGCCGTTCGACGGAGAAAACGTGTGGGCCTGCCGGGTGCGGTTCGCGTGAGCGCCGTAACGGCCAGGTGGCGCCCGGCGACTTCCGATCACACCAGACCAAGGGGCCACACCATGATTAAGCGAATCGCTCTGCTCGCGATGGCGGCGGGCGCCACTCTCGCGCTGACGGCGTGCGGCCATGAGGCGCCCAAGACAACCCCCGGCGCCACTGCTGTTGCCGCGCCCGCCAGCGTGCCACCGACCGCCGCGCCCACTCCGTCCGCACCGGTTTCGGGCTACATCACGAAAAAGGTGGGCGAGCGTGCGGGCATCACGAACACCGACGGCAGCGCCGCAGTCGATTTCTGGATCACGAGAATCACGGTGGACCCGAAGTGCGATGCCTACATGTCCCGCAGCGCGGGCAACCACACGATCTTGCTGGACGTGACTGTCCAGACGCACACCGACAAGGACGCAGACCAAGGCTCCAGCGCTTTCGGGATCCTGCCCGGCCTAATCAATCCGTACGCCTTATCTACGACCGGCAACGACGGCGTCACGAACCAGGCTGAAACCGACATGTGCCTGTTATCGACGAAGCAACTGCCGTCGGCGTACGGCCCCAATCGCACGTACACCGGCCAGATTGCCATCGCCACGACGGACAAGACCGGCGCGCTCCAGCTCACCGATGGCTCAGGACTACTCGGCCAGGGTGCACACGGCTGGGAGTGGAAATACTGACCACGACGTGCCTGCCGCCCCTCGGCACGCAGTAAGCGAGCCCCGGTCAGCCTTCACGGCGGCCGGGGCTCTTTCGTGCGCCGCGCCAGCCTCGACAAGGCAGCCCTAGCCCGCCGGTGCAAGGTCGCCGAGCACGCGCAGGAGCGTGGCGCGGGCGGCGTCGCCTTCCTCCGCGACGGTCCACATCAGATCGGCGATCTTGTCGAACGTGGCGACCTCGTCCGGGTCGTCGATGGTCAGCTCGGCGGTGGGTGTCTCGATCATCACGACGTCATCGACAATCCAGAAGTCGGTAGTCAGCGGGTAGGGCAGCTCGACGTTCATCGGGATGATCCCGAGCCGGACGCCGGGCATGCCGACCGTGGCGAGCAGGCGATGCAGCTGCGCGACCATGACGTCTCGCGGCGCGCCCGGGTGCCGAAGCGCAGCCTCGGTAGTCAGCAGCTCGATCGTGCGGCCGGGCTCGTAGAGGATCTGCTGCCGCCGCATCCGAGTCTGCACAGCTTCGGTGATGTCTTGTGCGCCACCGTGGATCGCGGCGTGCTTGGTCAGCGCGTGGCGAGCGTACTCAGGGATCTGAACGAGACCGGACACCATGTTGGCGTCGTACGCCCGGATTCGCTTGGCTTTCGCCTCGCGACCGATGGATTGCTCTTGCCGGGCGCGGTGGCCGGCGCGGACCGCTTCTTTCCAGGTGACGTAGGCGTTGCGGATCGACTCAAGCATCGCGCGCAGCGTGGCGGCGACATCGTCCGGTGCGTCGACGGCGGCGAGCCACGCATCGAGATCGTCATCGCTGGCGGTCTGCCGCCCGTTCTCGATCTTGCTGACCTTGGGTGCGTTCCAGCCGATCGCCTGGGCAAAGTCCTTGCCGGTCTCGTAGCCAGCGGCGGCACGGAGCTGGCGCAGTTGCTCGCCGAACTCCGTCCGCCGCTTCTCGAAGCTGCTTGGCACTCGCCCTCGCTATCGCACAGTGAACTCCTCGAACGCGACAGCATCGTCCCACACCCGGTCGCGAATTTCGAGAAATTCACCAACCTCGGCAGGGTCCCGGACGACGTCGGCGTACAGGAAGCCCTCGTCGCCGAAGTGCATCACCGCTGCCCACTCGTCGTCGAACAGCCAGAAGTCGGTGTCCGGCACGCCGAGCGTGCGCTGCCGCGCGGCGGAGAGCACGCGGATCTCCTCCCCAGCCGCGGCGTTCAGGTGCGAGATGGACAGCTCCCACCGCAGGTAGTCGGTGAGCGGGTCGGTCAGGACCCGCACCCGGCTGTAGCGGCGGCCGGCGTCGGTGGTGCGGCGGACGTCGTCGAGCCAGTCCTGTAGGAACGCGGTGTCCGGCTGCTGCCCGGCGAGGAACTGCCGGATCGACTCCTGCTCGTACGGTTCGCGATAGACGCCTTGCGCCTCCCATCGGAACGCGGTCCGAGTGAAGCTGTGCAGCGCCCGGCCCCACGCGTCGCCGGTCAGGCGCTCCCCCATCAGGCGCCCTGGAAGAAGTCGAGCAGCTCGACCGGGATCTCCACTGCGGTCTCGGTCTCCGGCATCCCGCGATCGTGCAACTTCTTCAGCGCGGACGGGTCGGTGATCTTGTAGCCCTGGACCACGAAGGTGCCGCGGTTGGTGCGGTAGGCGTTCGGGCAGTTGCCGCCCGCGCTGGTCGTACCCAGGAACTCCAGTTCCAGCGGTTCGTCGTGCTGCCGGTCGTCGTGTTGCTGAGTCATCGGTCCTCCTGACGTGGGGGTTTCGCGACTTCCGATCATGGCACCAACCAGCGGGACGAAAATTGGTCCAATCGTGTGCACTTGGTTGAGATTTCGCGAAATCCGTAGACTGAGTTCGCGAAATCGTGTCAGTGTGTAGCCCATGGCCAGATGGGACGGCGCGTGATGACCGCGATCACGGGAAACCTGGATGCCGCGTTGTACGCCGTCCACTTCTGGGCGCGGGACATGCAGAACCACCGGTACCTCCGCGAGCAGGTCGCCGACCTAGGTTGCGACTTCCTGGAGCCCCAGTGCACGCAGGGGCGGTTCACCTCCCCCACCAAGTACGCGTTCCGGGGAGAGCTGTCGCAGGAGCTGGGCGAGGACCGGGACCGCGCGCGGGACTGCCACCCGTGCTTCTCGACGAGGCGGAGAGGTGGGGCGTGATGGCCGAGGTGGAAAGCGAGCAGCCGCTCGACGATGAGTTCGCGATCCTCGCCACGCCCCACCAGTTCGGCGACGACCTCACGGAAGCTGAGATCGAAGCCGGGAGTCGGGTCGTCCGCGCGTTCTGGCCGAAGGGCGGTAAGCCGCACAAGCTGCCGGAGAAGTACCGATGAGCGTCATGGTCACGAAGGCCACGCCACTGCCGTCGATCACGAAAATGCGCGCCGAGCCATGGGAACTCGCGCTGATGACGGAGCACCAGAAGGTCATCAGCAGGTGCATGTACTGCAAGACGCAGTACCGCAATGCGGGCGCGGCATGGGTGTGCGAGCACTACCACCACCCACTCCCCTGAACCCCCGGCCGGTGCTGGCGGACCCCTCGACCCCGCACCGGCCGGGTTCCAACGCCCGTGCACGACGACGGCCACCGCCTTACCATGACCAACGCGGGCCCGGCGGCCTCCCCAGGCAACAGCGCCGGGCCCGCGCCCCAGAGACGACGAAAGAGCCCCGCCGCCTGCGTCATGCAGGAGCGGGGCTCTAGTCGTTCAGAAGCCAGGCGCGGTCACCGGAAACCGATCGTCGCGCGGGTGTCTGGCTTGTCGGCCGGGGCCGGCGCGAGCGAGTACGTCAGTTCGACCGTGACGGCGTCGCCCTTGGCGCGCGCGGCGGCCAGGGCGATCTGCCACGGCCGGCCGCCGTCGATCCGCTTGGGCGCGGCGGCGTGGTCCTCCACGTACAGCGCGGTGGTGCCGGTGGCTGGCGACGGGCCGTAGACGGCCAGCTTGGTCACGAACAGCGGCACCCACCCGAGCGCCACCACGATCTCCGCGGCGGACTTCGGAACGGTGAGGGTCACCGAGCGGGCGCGCGCCCCGCCGGTGGGCAACAGCTCTCGGTCGGGCATGTCTTCCTCCTGGTCTGCGACGGGCACCGTTACGCCCGCCGTGAGGTGCGCCGTGGTGTAGCTCTCATCGAGGTCCACACCCTGAGCAGTGATGCCGGGGATGGCGCCAGATGAGCTGTACTGGTGGATGTCGTAGCGCCCGGCCGCCGCGTCCGGCTTGCCGCCGTAGCGCGCGATCCAGATGACCAGGCCGGGCACGCCCCACTGGTCTGGGCGCAGGAGCTTGGCCAACGCGTTGTTCATGTAGACGCCCGGCCGGTAGCCCCGCTCGATGATGCGCTGGCAGAAGGCGATGGCGAACGCCCGTTTCTGGCTGTCCGGGATGTTCGGGCGACTGGAGCCCGGCGGGTTGTCCTCCAGATCCAGCACCGGCACACAGCCGGTGGCGCCGGTGCGGATCACCTCGCCGAGCAGTATGTCCGCCTGCGCCGCCGGACCGGGGCTGGCCTGCACGAAGTGGTAGCCGCCCACCGGGATGCCAACGGACCTTGCGCCGTTCACCTCGTTGTCGCCTCGGCCGCCGGTGGCGACGCCGGCGCCGTCGGTCAGCTTGACGTAGGCGAAGGTGACGCCCGCGCCCTTGACTGCCGGCCAGCTGGTGACGGTCTGGAACGAACGGTAGATATCGATGCCGAGTGCCATGCTCAACCCCCCGTCAGCGCAGACACCGCGGCTGCGCCGGCCCACGAGACGACCGTGATCACGCCGCCGATCGTCCACCGCCACTGCTCCAGTGACCGGATCCGCGACTCGTGGTCGGTGTCGCGCGTCTCGATCGCGGTCACCTTGCCCGCGAGGTCCCGCGTCACGCGGGTGTTCTCCAGCAGCAAGTCGTAGATCTCGCGGTTGGTGATCGTGACGCCGCTGCGTCGATCGTCCGTCGTGCTCACGGTCAGCCCACCTTGATCATCGTGAGACCCACGATGTTGTCGTTGGCGTCACGCTCCAAGGTGAATCGCACGTTGTCCCACTGCGTGGTCGCCTCGGCGCTGAAAACGAGCCGAGCCACCTCCGTGTTGATCTGCTCGAAGCTGACATCGCTCATTGCTCAATCTCCCTACGGTGTAACGATTCCGGCGAAGTACGCCTGTGCGAAGAACTGCGCCGTGCCGATCATGGACAGCGGCGTGACGGCAACCGCCGACCCGCCGCCGCCCGAGACCAGCCGCGAAAAGATGTCAACAGTGAAGAAATTGCCGATGCTCGCCTGCGGCACCTGCACGGCGTACGGCCCGCACGTGGTGAGCAGGCCGGGCGAGGTCGCCGTGGTGGGCCCGGACTGCACGGTGGGCGACTGCCACGACCAGCCGGTTACCGAGTCGGTGATCCTGACGAAGCTCTCGACGGTCGATGACGGAGCCGCCCCGCCGTACGAGTTGTTCATCCGCCACTGCGCCAGAAAGCAGCTGTTGTTCTGCTGCACCTGCCCCGTGTAGTACGACGCAAATGACGTACCGCTGTTGAAGATGAACCCGGGACTGGTCGGGTACATCGGGACCTGCGTCTGCGGTTGCGCCAACCCGTACCCGGCGTCCACATCGGACCCGAGAACGAGGTGTTCGGCACCGTCGTAGATGAGCACGGCCGCGCCGTTGAGCCCGTTGGGCCGGGGCACGATCGCCACGTCCACGATGTTGCCGAGCGCGGGATCGTCGTGCGACACCATGAACGGGTACTTGGACTGCCGCGTGAGCGCGTCCTTCTGCTGCTTCAGCTCCGCGAGCTGGTTCACCAGGAAGTCGCTCGACCGTGGCCGTTCGGGTCGAGGGTTCGCCACCATCAGCGTCTCTCCTATCCGCCGCGGACGGCTTGCAGCTGGTGATCCACCCGGTCCCGCGGTGTCGAACCGGTGCGGGACACGCCGAGCAGCCGCCACGCGTAAACGCCGTCGGCGAGCCAATGGTGGTCATCGACCGAGTAGTTCACGAAGTGGCCGGGCACGTAGGTGTCCAGCCGCGGGTCGGCATCCGCAAGGACAGTGGCCTGCCACTGCTCGACCTGCCCGGCCGACAGCGACACATCCGCCGTCGCCCAACCGTCCAGTGTGGACTGCACGGACGCGTCGGTGTGGCCAGTGTCGACCAGGTCCGTCAGTGGCCAGCCCGCGCTGATCAGGTCGGTGGCGACGGCCGAGCCGTAGAGCTGGCCGGCCTCGTTCCCCGTACCCTTCACGAACGCCCGGACCGCGCCCGGCGACGTGCCACCCGCGATCGTCAGACTGGTCAGGGTCGAGCGGTAGTCGAACCGCAGCGGCACGCCCGGCTGCGTCAGCCATGGACTGCCGACCAACATGCGGTGCCGGATGAACCGCGCACCACCGACGACCGTGAGATACGGCTGGAACAGCACGTCCGGCCCGCCGTCGACCTGCGTCAACTCCCGCAGCCGGGCACCGCCCATCGCGAGGTCGAAACCGTGGTAGGTGCGGGTGTCCGTTCCGCCCGCCGAGATCGCGGGCAGGTCGATCGGCAGGTTCGACCCGGCGATGAACGACATGTTGATCTGGTGGTTGACGATCTCGCGCGCGATGTAGGGCAGGGTGCCCGTCAGCGTGATGTCCGCCGCCGGGTCGTTGAGCCGCTGTGACGGCAGCAGCGCCGCGTTGTGCAGCACCCGCCGGTTCAGGATGTCCCAAATCCCCTTACCGGACACCGTGAACACCGTCGTGCTGTCGTCCGGCGCGTAGGGGGTGATCGGCCCGGCCTGGCACACGAAGTCTCCGCGCAGCACCGCCACAGAGAACCGGTCCGGCACGCACCACTCGCGCACCTTCACCGTGCGCGGGCCGCCGTCTATCGGAACGGAGATCTTCCACCCGCCCGGATCATTGACGACCCTCGACCACTCCGGCTCGGCAGCAAGGTCCAGGTCGTAGAGCACCTTGCCCGTCGTCGTGTGGTAGACGAGCGCGGCGTACTCCCGCTCCACGGGCTGCGTCACGGACCTGTCCACTTCATCGCGATGCGGTTCGCGCCGAGCAGAACGTGCGTCGGGAGGTTGCCCCCGGACGACTGCCACAACCACACCGCGAAGGTGTCACCGACGGCGAACCGCTTCTTGCCGATGATCGGGTACTGCGTGGCCACATACGAGGGCGACGGCGCGCTGTTCAGGTTCGGGTCGTAGTTGTTCATGCCGCCGAACCGGTACGCGGTCGCGGACGTAGTCGACAAGACCACAGCCCGCTCGAACACACCGTTGCCTGCGGCCCCGTTGAGCCGCATCGTGCCCGAGATATCCCAGACTCCCGCACGGTTCACGGTGAAAACGCCTGCGCTGTAGGAGATGTCCGGCGAAGACGCCACCGTCGTATCCCAGGTGGCCCGGGTGTCGGTGTTCGTCGTGATCGTCTGCGCCGTGGTCTGCGAGTACTCTGCGTACCCGAGGTTCGCGCCGACCAAGTCGACCGGAACCCACGCGCTACCGCTCCACGTGTAGACCACACCGCCGGTGATGATCTGCTCCCCGGGCAGGAAACCCGGGTCCGACAGCGAGTCGCCCGGCAGCAACGCGCGGATCGCGCCGAGCACACCCGCCGACCGGCGGATGTCGGTCAGGGTGATGACGCCGCCGGTGGAGACCTGGGCCCGCGCGAGCGGGATGCCGACACCGCCACCCGAGGCTGCGGCGGGCCACGTGGTGATCGTGCCGGTGGTGTCCCACGTGACCGGGTCCACCGGGGACGCACCTGGCGTGCCGGTGATGATCTCGATCTGACACGGCCCGGTCGCGCCGCCGGTGTCGCCGATCGCCGCGTCGTAGTTGCGCAGCACCACGATGTCCCGGCGCGGGTTCGACGCCGGCGCCGCGTCGCAGGTGACGTTGACCGCAGACGGCAGCAGCCACCCGAGGTACGGGCCCTGGCCGGAGCGGTTCACCACCGCAGACATCGGCTGCACCGTCATCGTCAGTCCGGACGAGACGGTCACCCGGCCGTCGTAGATGTTCGTCCCGTCGCCCGCGGTCGGGATGACCCCGGCCCGGTTCGCCGACAGCGGCGCCGTCGCCGACGCGCCGAGCATGACCGCCTGCACCAGGGCACGGCCCTGGCGTGCGTTGTTGCGCGTCTGCGCCGACCACACGCCGGTCGCGGTTGCGTTCGTAGGCATCAGGAAAGCCCCCTTCTCACAGGTTGGCCGCTTGCCACGCGGCGATACAGGTCCCGGTACCGATGCCGGTCAGCTGAAGGTTCACGGTCTGGCCGGGCCCGATCTCCGGCCACTGCGCCAGGCCCAGCGCACCGGAGCGGTCGACCCCGTCGAGCGTCACCGACCGCGTGAACGGCGAGCAGTCGACGCGCAACGTCTGCCCCGCAACGATGTCGCCCAAGTACGACCACACCCGGCTCGTGGCCGGGTCGGTGAGCACCGGGTTGGTCAGCGTCGCCGGACTGGTGAACGTCAGCAGCGGCCACGTCGGCGCGCTGCCGGAGTTCGTCATCGTCAGCACGTTCACGCCGCTGCCCGAAGTGCCCCAGTCGAGGCCTCCCGGTGAGCCGGCAGCCCAGTCGAGACCGCCGGGCGAGCCGGCAGCCCAGTTCAGGCCGTCGGTGGACGCACCGCCTGGCAGGGCCGCCGAGTACATGACTTCTGCCGAAAGGAACCGCGGGTCCGCGGCGTACAGCGCAATCTGCCAGTCGAAACCGCCGCCGTCCGGCCAGACCGCGCATTTCGGTGCGCCGCCGTCCAGCTCGACCGTGAGCTGCCGCGGTGAGATGCCGTCGTCCACGGCGAGCACCGCCGTGCCGCCACCCGCGAACAGCGCCATCAGCCGATCCCGCGCGGCCACCCGAGCGGTACGGTCGCCGCCGGCGTCGCACCAGCCTTGCAGCACACCGGATTTAGCCGTCAGGTACGAGCGCGATCGATACGCGCCCGGACCGAACGGCCGTTCCAGCGTGTGCGTCTTGCGGCCCACGCCGTCGGTGACGAACGAGGCGCCACCGGGTGCGATCACCCAGCGGCACCCCTGATCATCGTCCACATTGGCCGACCACGAACCGATCGAGTACACCGGCAAGATCACCTGCGTCGGCATCTCACACCCCCCGCATTGCCCAGCCGAGTTCACCGGACACCGCAGCGGCGACCCGCTGAGGGTCAGCTTCCGTGGTGTTGATGGTGATGTGATTGGCGATCGTCGCGCCGGACGCCGTCGTGGCCCGGCCCATCAGCTGGTTCGCCTTGTCCAGCAACCCCTGCGACCGCTCGGAACCACGGTCCAGCGGGATGAACACCTCGGGCACTTTCGCGTCCCCGGCCCACTTGTACGTGCCGGGGTTCACGATCTGCGCGAGCCCGTTGAACGAGTTCGCCGCTGTCGGTGTCGGGAATCCCCCGTCGGCGAAGCCCATGTTCGGGCCGTACAGGTTGCCCAGGGCGTTGTACTTCGCCGAGCGGATCTCGATACCGCCGATAGCGCTGGTGTTCGCCGTGACGTACACCGTGGCGCTGTAACGGGTCCCGGTGATCTGCCGGATAGCACTGATCGCACCACCGGTGTCCGCGTTGACGTTGACCGTCGCCCACGTGCCGTCGGTGTTCCGCTTCCACTGCTGCACCGCCCCGGTGGCCGGGTCCACAGTGGAGAACGTCGTGGTGACGGCGCCGGTCTCGTCGGTCGTCTGCTCCCACTGCCGCACTTGGCGCGTGGCCGGGTCGATGTCCGTCGTCACCAGCGTGTTGCCGATGGTGCGGTTCGTGACCGTCTGCCAGTTCGCCACCGCCGAGCCCGCCGGCGTGGTGTCGCCGTAGACGCTCACCGTGCCGTGGGTCTGGTTGATGTTGGCCTGCAACACATCGGCCGCGTGCTGGCCCTCGGTCGTGTTCGCGAACACCTGCACGGTGCCGTCGGGCAGGTTCACGACGTGGTAGCCGAGATCGGTCAGATTCTTCTGAGCTTCCGCCGTCAGCGCCTGGACCTTCACGCCCACGTTCGCAGGCACCTTGGCGAGCCCGCTGACGATGTCCGTGATGGCCTTCTGCGTGTCGGCATCGCCCTCCAGCCCCATCGTGGTGGTGATGTCGCTGGGAACCAAACCGTAGTGCTTCAGCAGATCCTGCACCTGGCCGTCGTTCAGGCCCAGCTGCTTAAGCTGCTTCGCGAACTCGTCACGCATCGGCCCGAGCTTGTCCGTGATCTCACCCGCCGACGCGCCGCCGTCCTTAAGCGACTGCGCGTAAGAGGCCATGTCCGTGGCACCCTGCTGCAACGTGTCTTGCAGCTTGGACCCGGCTTCCGAGGTGGTGTTGATCGCGCCCGACGAGTCGATCAGGTCTTTGGTGTGCTTCGCCAAGTCGAGCGTCTTGAACGCATCACCGATACCGCGCAGGTGATCGTTCCAGGACTGCAACGCCTCCTCTTCGGACTTGTGCTTGCCCGACAAGCGGTCCATCACGTCGATAATCGCCTGGCCCTTGGACACCGTGTCGCCAGCGGTGTTGTTCAGCGTCTGAAACGCGCCTTGCAAGTCGGCCGTTGCAACCTTCGCCGCGTAGGCCTGCGGCGTGATCTGCTCGGCCGCCTTGGACACACCTTTGAGCGCCTGCGCGTTCGCATCGGCGTCCTTCGAGGCATTGCCGAACGTGCCGCCTTCGGAATCCACAATGTCCAGCAGCTGCTGCGCCTTGAAACCCGTGTCGTCGTAGGCGTACGCGACCCCGTTGACGTAGCGGATGTGGTCGTCGAACGGCGCGCGCGCCGCCTCGAAACCGGTCGCCACCCTGCGCCCGGCCTCTACTTGAGCGTCAAGGGTCGCCTTCAGCTTGTCGCCGGCCTGCGTGTTGCCCAAGTACATGTCCTGCAACTGCTGGAGGCCTTGCGGTCCGGCGAGGTTGAGCACGTCCTTGTTCAGGTTGCGCACGCCGTCGGCGACCTTGTAGTTGCCGAGATCCTGCACCGCGAGACTGCGGATGTTGTCGGTGATCGCGCCGCCGGAGTCGCGCAATGCCTCGGTCAGGTTCCGCTCGCGCTCGGCGTGCGCGGCCGTGTTCGCCGCGGCCTCCTGCTGCTTCTGGCCGAGGATGTCCAGCCCCACACCCAGCGCGACCGCGCCCAGCGCCGCCGGGTTGAACGCGCTGGCGGCGAGCCCGGACACCACGGCGCTGAACTTGCCGGTGGCTCCCTTGGCAGAGCTGACCTTCTCGCCGAATCCCTCGAAACCCTTGCCCGCGTCGATGCCGAACTTCGAGAGGAGCAGCGACGACGCAGCCACCGAGCCACCCAGCTGCGTCACCTCGGGCGGGAGCGCAGAAAGCACGCCGAGCAGCAGGCGCAGCGTCGCCGCCGCGCCGGTCGCCGTTCCGGTGAAGCCGGTCAGGAAACCGATCGCGCCGGAGCCCTGCGCCGTGAGGTCGACCAGGCCGCCGGTGATGTCGTCCACGATCGCGTACAGCGAGTTCAGCGGGCCCGCCGAGCCGCTGGCGAGGTTCGCGAACAGCGTGCCGAACCGGCCGAGCAGCAACTGCACGACGCCACCGAGCAGCGTGAAACCCTGCTCGGCGCCGGCGCTGCCCTGCGAGGCGTTCGTGAAGAACTCCGACAGCCCACTACCGGCCTGCGCCGCGAACGCGCGCACACCGAGCAGAGCCGGGCCGGACGCCTTCGCCGCATCGACCAGGCCGGGCATGGCGTTCTCGGCCAGGTCGGTCACCGCGCCGGTGAGGATGCGGACCGCGGGCGCCGAAGCGTCCACCGCAGCGGCCACCTGCGGGCGGAGACGGCCCCACGCCGCGCCAACGTCATCGAGCGCGCCGGAGACCTCGGTCTTGTAGGACCCGCCCATGGCCTTGGCGTCGGTCTGCACCTGCTCGGACAACGCAGTCGACTTCTTGGCAATGTCCTCGTCGGTGCTCGCGATGTACACCCCGAGCGCGCCGAAACCACCGGCCACCAACGCGAGCGAGCCCGCGACGCCGGCTGCGCCGATCGCCGCCGCGGCCGGAAGCCCGACCGACAGGCCGGCGAACTTCAGCGCGTCGAACTGCGCGTTGGCCCGCGCCGCCATTCGAGAGATCTCGTCCTCGGCAGGGCGGGTCTTAGCCTGTACCTCCAGCTGCACCGTGCGGCGGCGAGTCACCAGCGCGGCCAGCTCAGCCTCTGCCTTGCGAATGTCGGCATCCACCTCGACCGAGGTGCCGCGCTTCTTGTTCAGCTCCTCCAGCTTCATCCGGAGCTTGGCGATATTCGCATCCAGGTCGATGACCACGGAACGCCGCTTCGCGACGAACTCGTCAGCCTTCGCCTGCGCCAGCTTGTCGTCCAGGTCGGCGCTGATCTGGACGGGCTTGCCCGATGACACCTTCTGCTTGACGATCTCGGTGTTCTTCGGGTCATTCAGCGCGGTGTCCCACGTGACCGCGGACTCACCCTCGATCCGCGCACGAATGCGCTTCTCGTCACCGGACGTGTTGTCCCGAAGGTTGACCTCGACGTACGCACCCGCAAGCTTGAAATCGCCCGCCACCGGAACCCCCTCACCCGACGTCGAAAACGCCGGCCTGATTCACGCCCAGCGGGCCGTATTCCTTGGTCTGGTTCATCCGGGACAGCTCGCCCACGGTGTGTGCGTGCACGGATGCCGCCTGTTCGGCAGGCGCGGTGGCTCGCGCGGGCGCTGAGACGGCCGTGGACGGCTGCTCGCCCTCACGGCGCAGCACGTGCCGTACGGCGCCGTCGTAATGCGGCAGACGCACCATCCGCGGCAGGAACACCGCGGCCGTCAGCGCGTCGAGGTCGTCCACGCGGTGGAACACCGACATGTCGCTGAGCACGTCGTCCAGGTGCAGGAAGAACCAGCCGACCGCCGACAGCCGCTCGTGCCATGCCTCGGTCAGGCTTTTGGGCCCAGGACACCGCCGGGCAGGATGCGGTCCATCAGCGCCTTCAGCACAGCGTGCATGCCGTCGTCGGTGACGGTCTCGCAGTCGGTAAGCGCGGTCCACGCCTCGGGGGTCAGCAGCTTCTCGGCCGCGAACGCCAGCGCCGCAGACTCCCCCTGCTCGGTCGCGACGGTGAACGCCTTGATCGCCCACGACGGTGGCACGCGCTTCGGGATCGTGTAGGTGGTCCCCGCGATGGTGAACAGCGGCTCGCGGTCGGCAACCAGCTTCTCGGTGGCGGCGCGCGCCGCGTCGTCGTCGAGCACCAGCCCCAGTGCGGGCGCCGGCTTCGCGGCCAGGCGCTTGCGGGCGGTGGTGGTCTTGCGCGGGGCGGTCTTGCGCGAGGTGGGTGCAGCCATGGTGTGGTCCTCCTGACAGGACGAAAAGGGGGCAGCCCCACGGCACGGAGGTCAGGCTCACGTGCCGCGGGGCTGCGTCGGGGGTGGATCAGGTGGTCTGGTCGATGACCCGGATGGGGCTGACCGACTCGGACACGAAGAACGCCTGGAACTCCGCGGCCAGCACCTGCTGGTTCGTCTTGTCCCACTGGAGCGCGGTGTTACCGGACGGCAGTGCCTTCCGCAGGATCACACGCCGTTTGAACGACGCGCTGCCGTCGGTCTTGTCCGGGCCGAGGCCGTCGACCAGCAGCGTCCGGTACGGGGCCCGGTTCGCGGTCTGGCCGGCGTTGATGTCCGACACGGCGTAGTTCGCGCCTGTCGCCCCCGCCGTCATGTTCCAGGCGTAGCTGAGGTTCGGTCGCGTCATCTCGGCGAAGTTCATCGTGCACTTGATGTCGCGGTCGGTGAGCCGGGCGCCGAGCTTGTCCACCAGCTGGTCGCCGACGAGGTTCGTCCACGTCGGCGAGACGGTCACGCTGGTGCCGCCGAGCGTGATGCCCGTGTCGTACCAGGCCGAGGCAGCCGGCGTCAGGTTCACGTCGGTCAGGTTCGGCTCGTACGCAAGCGCCGGGTCGAACGCGTTCTTGTAGATGTACAGCCGGGCAGGCCCCATGACGAGGTTGCCGGGCTCCAGGCCGTTGGTGTCAGCCATGAAGGGCTCCACTGTGGACAGGGGACCGATGTCCCGAAGGTTGGTTGTCGGTTCCCCTCACGGGGTGCTCTTGGCGACAGGCGTCCAGTTCAGGACGAGGTCGAGGGTGTAGCCGGCGTAGTCACCGAAATCGCCGTACACCCGCCGCGGCTTGCCGACGACGTAAGCCGTCTTCACCACGGCGTTCTCACTGCAACCGGCCAGCGGCAGGAACCACGGCTCGCGCCGGTAGGTCCCCGCTTGCACGGCCAGCGCGAGGTTGCGCGCCTTCTCCCACGGCGGCCGGTCGGTGCCGGGCTGGTTCGCCCACCCCTGCACCGCCATGACCGGGGACTCCAGCCGGTACTCGGGCACCGTGCTGCCGCCGGCCCACGTGACCGTGACGAAGCCGCCGACGGACCAGCTCGACGCGTCGCGCGGCAGCTGTTCGGCCACCATCTCGGCAGAGAAGCCGTCCAGCTGCGCGACCCACGCTCGCGCGACCACCTCATCCGAGGCGTAGATGAACGGGGCCATCAGACACCCCGCTTCCGGTACAGCGCTGGGCGCAGGAACGGCTGGGGCGGCACGACATCGCCGGTGAACACCGTCTCGCCGTCCGACCCGCGGTAGGCGACCCGGTGGCCTTCCTCGACGTAGAGCGCGTAGTTCAGCTCCGACCCGATCCGCGCGGTGTCGCCGTTGATCTCGCTGTCCAGCGACTCCAGCAAGTGCCCGGTGTCAACCGCGACGAGCCGCTTGGCATCGTCGAGCACATCGCCGACGAGCTGGCCGAACAGCTCCCGCACGTCGGCCGCGATCTTCTCCCGCCAGTCGGGCTCTTCGCGGTACTCCGCCACGGCTCACCCCCCGTCGTCGCCGATCCGCTTCAGCTCCAGCTCGACATCCCGCACACGGCCGGGTGTCCGGGGGCGGGTCACGTTCTGCACGACGTAGAGCACGCCGTTCGTGTCGTCGCGGATCCGGTCACCGGTCAGGATGTCCGTGGTGGATGGGACAGTGCCGGAGACGACGCGCACGACGCGCGGTGTCTGCGTGGCCGGGTCCCAAAACCTCGAGGTTTTCTCGTCGACCGCGAGCAGCACGCCGCTCGCGGCCGGCGTCAGGTTGTTCGGCACCGGGTTCCCGTAGTCCGGGTCCGGCATCGTGCCGCGGAAGATCGACGCTCGACATGTCGCTAGAGCCCACACGGCAACCTCCTACAGCGGTTCGTAGTGACCCCACAAGTTGTTGTCGTCGCGCCCGAACGCGCCGTACTCGTCGGCCGCCCGGACGTGCAGGGAGCGCGACTTGAGCCACGACACCCGCTTGAGCGCCCACCGGGCGTACGGCGAGAGCACCAGCGCCTGCTCGGTGAACATGGTCTTGTTCGTCGCCCCGCCGGCCTCGGTCACTTCGAGGCGTTGGAAGGCGTCCGGCTGCGCGGGCAGCCACGCCGCCTGGTAGACGACGGCGAGCTTGAGCCAGTACTGATCGCGGTCGCTGATCATGGCCTTGTCGGCGTAGAGCCGCGCCGAGTGCACGTCGATCGTCGCCTGTGCACGCAGCACCGTGGCGTCGTCCACAGTGGCGTTGGCGTAGGTCAGCACGTCGGCCGCGGTCGCCCAGGTTTCCGGCATGGTGCCTCCCTTCCGGGTGGGGTGAAGCCGCGCGGCACGCCGGGGGATGACGTGCATGTGCCACGCGGCCTCACGACTCGGCCGGTCAGAAGTTCTTGACCAGCATCGAGAACGCACCCGGGGCACCCGGTGCGAACGCCTTGCGGGCCCGGAAGTAGAGCACGTTCTCGTCGGTGTCGACGCCGATGCCGTTCTGGCTGTCCTGGAAGTTCACGGCCAGCGGGTTGCGGTCACCGACCTGGAGGAACTGCCGGTTCCCGAACGTGATGAACGGGTTCCCGGTCGGGGTGTCCGACCCGGTGGCGCTGGTCTTCGAGCCCATGGACCACTGGAGGTCGTAGCCGAACAGCTTGAGCGTGCCGCCCTGGCCGCCGCCGGCGTCGCCGCTGGACGACTCGTTGAAGATCGGCTCGTTCGTGGTGCTCTTGATCTTCCGCAGGACACCCGCGAACGACGGGTGCGCGATGACCACCGTCTCGGACGGGTCGAAGAAATCGCCCTGCTCGTACAGGCCGAGCGCGTCCGACAGACCGTCGTAGGTGATGCCGCCGGTGCCGGCCAACGTCAGGTTCGCGTTGCCCGTGTAGCCGGTGATCGTGTCGTTCTGCGTCAGCAGGTAGTAGAGGCTGTCGAAGCCCCACCCGCTCGTCGCCTTGGCGGCCGTGATGCCGAGGCAGATGTTGTCGAACAGCTTGCCGTACGACGTGCCGGCGTCGGTGCTCTTGGTCTTGACGATGGACGCGAGCGAGTCGCTCATGTCCTCCTCGGCGACGGTGACCTTGCCGCCCACCTTGTCGGTGTTGAGCAGCACCGAGTCGTTGCCCGTGGTGTCGGCCGGGGCGCTAGTGGACTTGGCCCACCGGCCGAGGTGGACGCCGCCGGAGCGCGGGGTGTACTTGGTGTTCGAGCCCATCGGCACGTGATGGCCGAACCGCTCGACAGCCGAGGCCTGCTGAACCTTCTGGATGACTTCGGGGTTGGTCTCGATCGGAATCCAGCCCGCACCGGTGAAAGCGACAGCCATGATGGCTCTCCATTTCTTGAGGGATAGTAGGAAAAGTCACCGCGATCCCTCACGGGTGCGGGTGGTGTTGCCCTCGCGGGCTCCTGGACGGCGGTCAGCCGCCGTACTGCTCGGCGATCAGGTCCCACGGGGCCTTCTCGCCGGTGGCCGGCGGCTTCCCGCCCGGGGTGAGCTTGCCGGGGCGCGGCTTCTCGCCCTCGACCTTGAAGAACTCGGGGTACTCGGCCTTGACACGCTTCACCTCAGCGTCGAGACCGGTGATCTCGCCCTTGTCGTCGATGTCCAACTTGGACACGTCGAGAAGCCCGGACAAGGCGGCCACGCGGTCCGTCTTGGCGTCGGCTTCGAGAAGGGCGGACTTCGCCGACGCACGGATCGCGGTCGGCTTGTAGACCGAGGTGGCCTCTTCCAGCGCTTCACGCTTCACGCGCTCGGCGTCGGTCTCGTTCTTGCGTTCCAGCTCGGTGATCTTCACGCGACGGCCCGCGCTCTCCGCATTGGCCGCGCTGAGCTTCGCCTGGATCGCTTCGTACTCCGCCTTGGTCGGCGGCTTCCACTCCTCGACGGCCGGCACAGCTGGTGCGGCGGGCACTACGGGCGGGGTGGTGGGGGTTTCCTCAGCCATCACGGCCTCTTTCCTGGTTGTCGCCCTCACGGGCTACCTCGTGAATGCGCCGCGCTTGACGGCGCGCTTCGCCCGCTGCTTCACCGAGGCCGGCACAGGCCAGCCGGACGGAGAGCGGGAGTTCTTGGCGGCGCCGATGCGCGCCAGCAGCCGGTCTGCGGCGTGCAGCCGGACGTTCTCGGACTCGGACGGCAGCGCGTCGCCGCGCAGCACCGAGCGTTCAGCCTCACGGCGCAGCGCCCGGGGCAGATCGAAGCTGGCCGAGTCGGCAGCGGCGGCAGCTGCTCGGCGGGCGGCGTCCGCGGCTACGGTGTCGCCGCGCGCGAGCGCTTCCTTGATGGCTTCCGCCCAGTCGTGCGTGACCGCGAGCGCGGCGCCGGCGTCGTGCCCGCGCCACGGTGAGACCCGGCACCGACAGTTCGGGTGCCGCGGCGGACGCAGCAGCGGAACGGCCACGAGCTTGCCCGCGGGGTTGTAGCGCCTCGGCTCGTACGCCTTGGCGCCGAACGTCAGCCGCCAGTCGAACGGCGTGCCGGGATCGACGACGTGGCCGGACAGCGCGAGACAGGTCACGCACGCGTCCCGCTCGGCCACCCACACCAGCCGCGCGCCGGTGGCCTTGGCCACGTCCGCGATGCCGGCGTTCAGTTCCTCGTTCGCCGTGGTGCGCGCCGCACGTTCCAGGATCGCCGCGGCCTGGTGCATTGCGCTGATGCGCCGCTGCACGTCGAGCAGAGTGCCGGAGTCCTTCGCCCGTGCCAGCGTGGCCGCCTCGACGAGCTTCGCCCGTGCGTTGCGGGCCGCCGCTTCGATCGCTTGCGCCGTGGTGTCTGCGATCTCCAGCGACGCCAGGGCGTTCGGCACGCCTGCCTCCCGGACGCCCTGCGCCACGCCGAGCCGCCGCGCCCGGCCCGCGTAGTCGCGCAGCACTGGCACCGCGTCCACCGGGATGCCGGTGATGCGCGCCGCAAGGTCAGCCATCAGCGCCGTGAAGCGCGTGCCCTCGGCTTCCGTCTTCGGCTTGCCGAACGCACGCGCCCACGCGCCGAGCAGCCACGCGAACACCTGCTGAGCAGCCGTACGCAGAGGCCCGGCCACGGCGGTCACCGCAGCCCGCTCCAGCGCCAGTGCGTCGCCGTCGTGCTGGGCGATCAGGTCACGCGGGTCCAGCGGACTGCTCATCGAGATCACCAATCGCCTTCGTGATCACGGCCTGCACCACCGACTGTTCAAGCAGGCCGGCCGCAACCGCCGTCGAGAACGACGCCACGGCATCGCCGAGCCGCGCCAGCAACTCGACCCGGACCGTCAGCCCGCCGTCCCCTTCGGACATCCAGCGCTCGACGTCGTCAGCCTTGTAGCCGATCTCGGTCAGCGACTGGTCGAGCGGGACGCCGAGTTCCTGCTTTTGCTTGGCCTGCGCGAGCTTCGTCGTCTCGTCCGTGGACTCGATCGGCGCCCACGCCAGCGTCACCGGCGCGTTGTCCTCGCCGAGCAGCTTCAGCACGAACCGGTAGAACGCGCGCCATGTCCCGTCGAACGAGGTCTTGCGCGCGCCGGCCTTGTCGTCGAGCGGCGCGTTCGCTGTCTTCAGGCTCTCCCCGCTCGGTATCTGCCCGGTGCGGTCGAACATGTACAGCGGCGTCGAGCTGACCAGCGCGCCCTCACGCAAGTACGCCTCACGCGGGTCGAGGAACGCTTTCGGATCCGCCGGCGGGAACTCGCCCACCGACTTGACGCCCAGGAGATCCCACACGGAACCGGGCTCGCTGGACAGCGTCGACGGCTTGTCGAGCCGGCTCCGCGGTCGCTGAGCGTCCGGCATCGTCGCGAAGTCGTCCGGATCCAGGTCGGCTGCCTCAGCAGTGTTGCTGCCCGCCTCGCGCAGCGCGTACCGCTGGGGCAGCGCGTGGTAGTCCACCGAGGACATGTGCCCGATCTTCAGCTTGAGCAGCGTGTCCTGCGTGCCGTAGAAGCTCTTGTGCTCCGGCTCGCCGTACTCGCCCGGCAGGCCCGTCCCGTGGAAATGCGCCATGGGGATCTCGCCGTACGGGTTGTCCTCGACGGCATCCCGCCCATCCGACGCGTACGGCGCGAAGTCCGTCGGGCGGGTCGAGCTGCCCTCATCCACTCGCGACAGGTAGTGCTCGATCCGGTCCGGGTACAGCAGGTCCACCCGCACCCGCTTGCCGAACTTCCACCGCTGAACGCCGAGCTTCGGCTCGGTCGGCTTCTCGGGGTCGTAGATGATCCGCGCCGTACGGGCGTCGTGCACGCTCACGCACACCTTGCCGGGCACCGCGTCGCCGTTCTCGTCGAGCACCGGCCACGCCGACAGGTAGCTGTCGCCCTGCTGCAACGCGCGGCGCATCACGGCCGGGCGCACGAGCGCCATCGCGTTGTCCTCGTCCACCTGAGCGATCAGCGCCGTCCGCGCGTCATTGTCGCCCGTAATGGTCGTGATCTTCAGCTTGTTCGCAACCGCGTCGATGATCACGTCGCCGAGCAGCGCCTGGAAGTTGACCCGCTTGTCCCACAGCAGCCGCCGCATCCGCCGCGAGGCGAACACCTCGTGCACCGGGCCTTCGCTGTACGCCACAGCCTTCTGGTAGCCAGGGGCAGCGCCGGCCATCGCGTCCAGCGCCTCACCAAGATCAGTCGTCATCGTCGCCCCCCTCGCCCATTCCGCCGGCCTCACGGGCTCGGACCTCACGTGGCTGCTTGTCGTTCTTCAGGAACACCTCGACACCCGTCCCGACGGCGTCGACCAGGTCGTCGTGCTCGGCCAGCGGGAACCGCAGCATCTGCGCTTCCAGCTGAGGGAGCCGCTTTTCGTGGAACACCCGGCCGCGCTGGTACTTCGCCAGCAGTGAGCCCGCGCGGACTTCCTTGGGCCGGGACTGCGTGATGGTGCGCACCGTCACCGGCAGGTCGTGCAAGATCGCCAGCCAGGCGTCACCACCTTGGTTGGTTTCCACCACCACACCGCTGATGTCCGGGTACGCATCGAGAATCTGCAACACGCGGGCGCGCAGCTTCTCCCCTGGCGGGATCTTCACTTGCCACGCCGCGCGCACCACACACACCTGCTCCGGCCGGCTGTAACCGATGACGGCCAGCGCGGTGTAGTCGCTCTTCGCCTTCGTCGTCACGGCCGGGTCAATGCTCAGCAGCTGGTGCGTGATCGCCACGTCGTCGCGGTAAGCGAAGTCGTCTCCGCCCCAGAACGCGGTGTCCGCGGCCATCGGGTCGTTGCGCATCTGCGATTGGAACGAGCGGATGTGGCGGTTGCGGTTGATCCACGCCATGCTCCAGCGCTCGGGCCACAAGCTGCGCTCGCTGCCGTCGTCGTCGGTCTGGATCACGTCCCAGTAGCGAGGCGTGAACCCTTCATCGTCGACCCACGCGGGGTACTCGTCGCCGCGCTGCTTGGCGGCCACGTCGTCGATGATGGCGCCCGGGATCGCCACCGTGCCGGCCATCGTCACCGAGGCGCGGTTGTTCATCGGCAGGATGCCGGACGTGATCGTGGCCAGCCGGGACGCCTTCTGCGCCGGGCTGTAGTTGCCCTCGGTGCCCTCGACGTCGTCCAGGATGAGGTGGTCCGGGCGGCGCGTGCCGATCTTGAGCCCGAGCACCTGCGAGTCGATGCCGCGCGCGGCGAACACGAAGCCGCTGCGCGCGATGTACATGCTCTGGGAGTCCGATACGGACACGCCCGACGGCCGCCGCGCTGGCGTGCAGAGATCCGGGAAGTCCGCGCGGAGCAGTTCGCCGTGCTCGGTCTCACGCTTGAACGTGCCGAGATGGTCCTGCGCCTGCGTCGCCGAGTTGGCGAACGCCGCGAGGAACTGCCGGTGCCCGTGTGCGGCCAGCCACAGCGGGATGATCGTGAACCACCACGTGCTCTTGCCGCACCCGCGCGGTGCGATGATCGTGTCGCGCATGTCGCCGGGCTCGCCGACGCTGATCGGCCGGACGTACCGCTTCGCCAGCTCACACCACGCGGTGTGCGCCTCGGAGAACGACAACACGTCGCCCGTCTCCGGACCGCGCAAGTGATGCGGCAAGTAGACGAGCGCGAACAGCAGCGGGTCCAGCTCGGTCAGCACGCGGCGGCCCTCGGGGAACTCCAGCAGCGGCAGTTCGTGCGCGACCACGTGCGTGGTGAGGTCGAACATGGTGCCCTCCACGTCGCGCCCGTGCGCAGGCCTCGGCCGAGGGCTCTCGCTACCTCCGGCGGCGAGCCGTCGGGCTACCAGCGGTCCGGGCGCCCGCTCGTGTTCGCGCCGTGGTGATGCCAGAACCAGGTACGCCGCGGCACGTGCACGATCTTCGCGCCTGCCGCTACGCACTCCACGGTGAACTGGAAGTCCTCGCCGTGGTGCTCGCCGTTGATCAGCGCGCCCGGTGGTGGCTCACGGAAGCCGATGGCCTGCGCCAGCTCGGTGCGCACCAACGTCGTGATGGTGGTCTGGTGTGGACGGTCCGGGTCGAACGGCTTGCCGAAGTGGCCGAGCGGGTCGACGTCCGGGCGCTCCCGGCCAAGCCCGTCCTTGACCATGAAGTAGCTGAACACGTAGTCGGCTTGGAGCTTCCGCGCGGCGATGGACAGCGCGCGCAGGTGGGCGGGCATCAGCTCGTCGTCATCGTCGAGGAACGCCACCCACTCGGTCTCGACGTGCGCCAGGCCGGCCTGCCGCGTGGCCGCCGCGCCGCGGTGCTCGTCGTCGAGCTGCACGACGGTCGAGACGGGCGGTAGCTTCTGCGCCTGCACCGATGCGAAGGCGCGCTCCAGCAGCCGGGCCCGCGGCGGGATGCTGGGGATCACCACCGTGATGCCGTCCTTCATCAGCCCGCCTTTCGCGCCAAGACCACCTGCGACCACTCGATGTCGAGGTGCCGGACTACCTCGAAGCCGCCCTGTTCGATCAGCGCTCGGTAGCCGTCGCGGTCCCACGCCCACGCGTGGTTCCACTCGTGCTGCTCGGGTGTTTCGCTGTGCGGCGAGCTGGCTATCAGCCAGTCGGCGTTGCGGCCCAGCACGTCGCGGACGAAGCCGTGCGGATCCGCCTGGTGCTCCAGCACTTCCGTGCACACGACCACGTTGGACGGCGTACCCCACGGGATGTCGTCGGTGAGCACGTTGGCTTGCCGCACGTCCACGCCGCGAACCTCGCGAGCTACGCGCACCGAGTCGGTGACGATCTCGAAGCCCGTCGCGTACCGCTGCGCCCACTCGGGCAGCAGCGAAAGCGCGGCGCCGTCGCCCGCCCCGACGTCGGTGATCCAGTCGAGGTTGTGAGCGCTGTAGGTCCACGCAGCCAGATCAGCGACTGCCTTCAGCCGGGTGTTGTGCACGCCGGCCGGGTGCGTGAGGTGGTCGCAGCTCTCGCTGTCGCGCCACCACTCCGGGTCCAGCCACTCCGGCGGGGCGGCCGGATCGAACAGCCGGTACTCAGCCACGTCCCGTCCCCTCGTACAGCGCCTTGTTCGGGCCGTTCAGGTCCCGGTGGCCGGTCGGGTGCCACAGCTCGCGCAGCGTGGCGTCAGACGGCTGTCCGGGGGCTGCTGCCGCGGTGAG